GCAACAAGTGCTTCAATCTGTGCAGTGGCATCTGTTGATGTACCAAGAGTTTCACCATTGAATGAACGAGGCGCGGAAAGCGACTTGCTCAATTCTGCGGTGTATTCCTCATGGCGCTCGGCAGCAACTTTTGGATTGGACTCATTGTATAAGTCCGCTGCTTTGAGTTGTGTTTTAGCCATTATATTCTTTCTGTAAAGAGTTACGCCTGTGCTTCGGTTGCCGCTTTGGCTAGGTAATCCTTAGCCATTTCGCGATATCCCTTAGCAAGGTCGTTATCGGTTGTAGCGGATGCCTTTGCTAGATATAAATCTGCTTTGGATTTCCACTCGTTATTTGTTTTAGCACCTGTCGCTATGGTTGTCCGCTTTGGACCGCCACCTATTGCGAGAGATTTTGCCGTTGCCAGTTCAGTTTCAAGAGATGCTGCCTTGTTCTCTACCGCCTCTTTTGCGGATTTCAACTCAGCAATTTCTGCTTGTACTGAAGCCATAGCACTCTTTACGGCTTTCTCAATGACAGCATTTACGCCGTCAGCGAGCAGGGACTTCTCTGCCGAGTCTGCCTCGTCAGAATCTTCATCTTCAATTACGGTTCCAATATCTTCAATAGTTGAAGGTGGAACGATTGTTGTGATTGTTTTTTCGCTAACCATCGTCGCAGCAGTCATATTCGATGTTGTGCCGTCAGGCAGAACGATAGTTCCGCCACCATGGTCATTGCCTACTTGATTACAACCACACTCTAGGCATTTAGATACAGCCTTATCAGCCATTTCGTTGTTTTCAACAACTACTTCTTTGTCTAGTGGCTTCTCTCCGCTAGCCTCAGATACTTCTTGTTCTGCTGCTTCGGGATATGAGCCTTCTTCGGTTTCTTGCTCTGCGGTTTCGCCGTATTGTTTTTCAATATCGTCATATCCGCATTCTTTGCACATACGATTTACTTCGTCTAGTGCTTTGCGAGCAGCAGCGTAACGCTCTACCATTTCATCACGGGAAGGAACATTTTTGGCTTCACCGCTCATAGGCATCGTTTCTTCTGTTGCCTCTTTCTCTATGTTAGTTTCCACCAGTTCCTCTACTTTCGTTAGTGATTTTTCACCATTGACTGATTTCGCCAAAACAAGTTGGCAATTTGGATTAGCAGGTCTATCGACCAAACTAACTTCTACAATTTGACCATCGATGATGCGACCATTCGCAGCCTTTTGGTCTCTTACAACACGCGGAGATTTGATTCCGATGCTGAAACCTTTGAGTACTCTTGACTTAACTTTCTTGACTGAAACTGGGTCTACGACGAGCGCGGAAATATAATGTCCGTCCTTCTTTTGCTCGTATTCCTGCGCCACCCCAGCAGCGATATTGCTGTGTTGTTCGCGGATATTGCCACCTGACATAAACCATTCTGGCATTGCTTTATCTAACCACGCAGGGTCACAGATTTGCTGGTCGATATCAATGGAATCGTCTGTTGCTTTACCATAAACGGTAAGAGTGCCGTCACCATTATCGTCCATCTTGACGATGCCAGCGTATATGCTTGTATCTTTCATATCTTTCCTTTACTCGTTTATGAGTTTCGTGTCTACTACATAAGGTGCAACATCACACATACAATTTGGGTGAACAGGTGGGTCGCCGTTTGGCCATTCCTGTCCTAACTGTATCGGTGATGCTGCTTCGTTTTCAGAACATAAATCGCAGGGGTCTGCGACTAAATATTCAATCATTTCTACGCCCGACTCACGGTATAAATCTAGTGAGGATTGTACTACTGCGTAGGAAGTCTCTGTTTGCGCGATGCTTAGTGCTCGAATCGGGTCGTCTATAAGTTGGTCTATGAGTATCGCAGTATCGCGTGGGCTTTTACCCTCGGTCAAAGTGCGAGCAAGAATTGTGCCGATACGCTTTACTGTCGTCATGGTTATCTCGTCAGACATACTTACACCACGATTGAGCAGGTCATAAAGAGTCGCACTAGGGCGTAGTCGTAGCGCTGCTGCTCTATTTCCGGGTCGCCATGTATCCCAGTTAATAGCGAGCGCTCGTTGTAAATCTTTCTTGCTTGGTGCTGCTTTGTTTACTTTGGCTTTCCGCGCTATCCCGTATGCGCTAAGGTCAATACCAAGAATTGCACTATCAGCATAGAGATTGAACAAAGTATTGCGTAGCGTCTGCGTATTGACGATGACATGTATGCGCGCCCATGCGCGAGCCTCGTCAGGTGTCACAGTTCCGCTACCTTCAGGGAAGTTGCTGAACCATGCTTCAACGATGTCTGAAACGCTAACAGAAGCCCGAATTGCCTGACGAATAGCGCGCTGATGGCGAATCGCTAGCCTCGTTTTCAGGCGCTTCGTATTCGGTTTCATTTATAGCCCTATGTATCTCTCCGCATGCCAACGGGCAGATTCCTCGTCACCGATAGACAGATATGTGTTGATGACTTTAGCGTAATCAGGTTCGATTATTTCGAAGTTGAATGGGCGTTTGCGGTTGCCTTTGCGTAACCATTTGAGGAACTTCTTAACTTCCTCAGTAGTTTTATCACTTTCTTCTTCCTTCGCTTCCTCTGCCACTTCCGATACCAGTTGTCCTTCTTCGGTTTGTGGTTCTTCGCCGATGCCGAGTTCGTCGTCAACTGGCGTAGCATCAGGACCTTCAAGAGCACTTGCTCCTGCTGCTGTGGCTGCATCGATAATCCCTTCTGGTGACAAGAAGAATAGCCCAGCACCGCTTTGAATCATAGGCATATCTGCTTGAGGTGTATCAAGAAGTGGTAGTCCATTCTTAGAACGCGCTTCGTTTACTGTGCGATTGCCGTTCTTCAACTCGATATCAATTCGACGCGCTTCTGCTTCTGTGTCAATCTTTGACTCAAATAGAATCTTGAACTCAAGTTCGCGTGGCATACCAAGATAAACATAGGACAAGTTTGTAAGTTGTTTACTAATCCATGCTGCTAGTGGGGCAATACCAATAACTTCGCCTGATAGCGTTTCGCCTTCTTGTAGTCCTGATGCGCCGAGAGAACCGCTACCGCTAAATCCGATTTCTGATGGCAATACACCGAAATGTCCGCAAATAGATGTCACGAGATAGTTATCAAGAACATCTTTGAACTTCTCGCCATAGCCGTCAAATTGGTGAGGAATGAAACCAGCAGGTAGTACGCGCGAGCGCTTACGCTGTGCCGTCTGTCCTGCTAAATCATCGTTGAAAATGTTCTCATACGCGCGCAACAACTCAGGATTATTACCGAATGTTGCGTCTGTTTGGAACATCAGTTCAGGGAGTACACCATCTGTATATTCTGCTCGTAACCATTGTTGTCTGCGCAAATAAATGTCAGCAAGAGGTAGTGAGCGCTCAGTTGGGGAAAATCCGTAGATAGTCCATGACCTTCTATTTTTGACCAAATAAGATAGTTCGTCAGAGGTAAATTCTCCATCGGCATCTTCCATTTCCGTTGGTGCCATGAATTCGCTACGAGGGAATCCGTAGAGAATCTGTTGAAACGCAGGGTTAGGTGGCATTGGACGCATGCCTCGGTCGTCAATAAGTGGCTTAATTGTTGAGCCGTCAAGTACTTGGAAGCCGTATAAATCTCCGCTGACTGCTCTTTGTGGCCAAATCGCCCAAGCGTCAAGAACGAGGATTTCTTCTACGGATAGGTTAATCCAATCCGAAAATGTGTATCCGTTTGCTTTATCTGGGTTTTCCCAGAAATTGCGCAGACGAGCAATATCTTCTGTGTATTTCTCACGCGCCTTCGCCATTGCGCGCACATGGTCATTTCCTGATTCTGCTGCGATGCGCTCAGAGGCATCATCGCTAAGAACGATATCCCAATCCATGCCTGTAATCTTATTTTTTACTACTTCAAGGCATCGGCGAATAATATCTACTTGGTCTGCGGTAGCGCGTAGTGTTTTGAAAGGTACGAGACGCGTCTCGGTAATGTTGATGTTCTGCGCAACTTGATATTCATATCGGCGTGGGTCAGGACGACCATCTTCGCGAAGTGGATTGATAGCCCCAGGAACAATAGGCTGTCCGGGAGTAAATGGAACATTAGGCCAAATAGGATTTCTTGGCAGCCCAACAGATTGCCCATAAGTCTGATTCATCGGACGAGAACGATTCATCATATCTTGCTCGGACATAGTGACAGTTCCGGGAGGAAGATTTGGGGCTTTTACAATTTGCTCGGCAACTGCTTTAGCCAATCTATCAAATAAGCCCATTCGTACTCCTATTTTCCTTTATACTAACTGTTATGAATCTTGTGGAGAAGGCAGTTTCCCATGGAGGAAAACTAGCACCTTTAGTTATCTCGCATGGCTTAACATCAGGCACGGGTCTTATGAACCCGTCTATTTTTATTGACGATGACAACGATATCCTCGTAAATCTTCGTCATGTTAATTACACGCTTTATCATGCTGAAAATGAACAGCGATACCCAAGTCGTTGGGGACCTCTGTCGTACCTCCACCCTGAAAAAGACAGAAGGTTAGTTACAACCAACTATCTCTGCCGTCTCGATGCCAACCTGACAATGACGGACTATACCAAAGTCGATACATCATTACTTGATGTTGAGCCGATATGGGAGTTCGTGGGCGAAGAAGACTGTCGCGTTATTCAATGGGAAGGTAAATACTATCTCGTCGGCGTTCGGCGCGATACGACTACTAATGGCGTTGGTCGTATGGAGTATTCTCATATTGACCTAGACAAGAAAGCGTGGACAGCGAAGGAAACGAAGCGTATTCGGATACCTGCTCCTGCGCCTGACGATTCGTACTGCGAGAA